AAGACCCAACCGGCAAGGGCGACGAGACGTTTTTTTCCTGATCCAGCAGCAGGCCGCTAGCGACGTATTCGGTCTGGAAAGCTTCGAACAGCGGCCAGACATCCAGCAGGGCATTGATACCGTCAGGGCTGACATCCACGGGTTTGCCGTTCTCGTCTCCGACGCCTTCCCAATCCGTGATGGCAAGGCGGCCCAGCGCCTTGGCAAATACCAGCGCGCTTTGCTCATCGGTTGCATCCTCGGGCAGCTCGGAAATGGATTGATCATTTCGCGCCGCCACCATCATGGCCGTCGTCAGGGGCAACAGACGGACACGCACCCCGTGGCCAAGCTCCAGCCACACGGGTTCATTTGACAGGTTCAGTTTCAGCATATCAATAACTCGCAATCTGGTTTTTGAGAACCACCGTGCACATTTGCCCGGCGGCAGAATTGTAGGCCGCCTGCCAGTCGAAACTGGCCTGAATACCCTGCGGCCCTTGCACCTCGATGCGCGGGCGAGGCAGATAGACCTCGTGCGCGGTGATGCTCAGGCTGACGTTGGCCGAAATCGAGTAGGAGAACTCGAGGCTGGCCGAGGTGCCGTTCAGCGCCTGATCCATCAAGGTGGTGTCGGCAAAACGCACATCTATCCGGCCGGTGAGCGCCGCATTCGAGGGATCAGCCCCGTCGATCCGCCCGTCGGCGCGGATGGTTTCGATGCGGTCAAGGTTGTTGGCATACTGGATGTCGGCGCTGACGATGTTGCCCAGCGCCGTGCCGCCCCGCTTGATCGAGCCATTGAAATGCCCGAAGCGCTGCAGGGACCAGGTGGTTGGGGTTCCGGCTGCAGTGGTCGTCGCCACGTTTTCGCCCTGGGCGATCAACTTGGCGGTGGCCGTCAGCAACCCCGAGCGCTGCATCTGCCACGAGAGCTGATCGAGTACACAGCCGGTATACATGGCAAAACGCGGAATCTCTGGCATGGCGACTTCGATAGCCATGCTTGGCAGGATCCATCCGCCGGATTTGAACGTATGCGTCTTGTCGGTCGTGCCGGTGGTGATCGGCGCGCCGAACGCCGCCTTCAGCCAGAAACCGAACGCCTCGGCATCAATCGGCACCACCAGATCGCCGTCGGCCGTCACCGCATCCTTGATCGGGGCCAGCGGATCGCGGCCATAGCCCAGCAGTTCGGAGGTCAGTAGTGGCTGCTCCGCCCCCAATGAGGCGCTGGTAAACGGCATCTGGAAATATCCACTTGCCGGTGCCGTACCATAGGTCGTCTCGAACGCAGCCGCGAGTTGCGACCGCGCGCCTTGTGCGCGTGCCATATACAGGTTCCTTGTTTTGGGATGGGGTCAACTGGTTGGGGGTCAGCCCAATGGGTCGGCCGTGCTGTAGGTCAGGATGACCGGAATGATTGCCGCCTTGAGCGCCGCTGCGCCTTCCACCGGCAGGTCAATCGGCTGCGGGGCCTGCGCCTCCGTCCAGTCGCAAAGCCCGCCCAAGGTGTGGTCTGCGGAAACTACGGCACCGATGGACTGCAAGAGGGTGTCAAAAGCCGTCGCCCGCGCCGTTGGCGTACTGCCCTGCACGATCACTTCGATTTCGGCGCGGTGTTCATAGTGGTAGGCCAGTGGCGACAGCGTGACCTCCGGCGCGCCGGGATCGCCGTCACGAAGGATCACGAGGCCACCTGCGGGCAGGCGCTCGGGCAGCACCTCTTCGCGCAGCACGGTTGCGCCGGGCACGGTTTGCAGCGTCGCAAGCAGGGCCTGCAGGATGGTTTCTCGGGGTGTGGGCATGGGTGCTCTCGCCGTATTGTGACTTTTCAAATCACCGAGTCGATGTTATGGGTATTACCAGTGAATACCTGTGAGGAGTCGCCAGATGAATGCCATTCGCCCTGTTGCCGTAAAGCTGGACCCGAAAATGCTGGATCGCGTTAAACAGTTGGCCGAGGCCAGAGACCGTTCCACGCACTGGATGATGCGCGAGGCCGTGACCCAGTTTGTCGAGCGCGAGGAAAAGCGCGAGGCGTTTCGTCAGGCCGGCCTTGAAGCCTGGGCCGATTATCAGGAAACGGGTCTGCATGTCAGCCATAACGAAGCCGATGAATGGCTGGCCAAACTAGAAGCCGGCGAAGAGGCGGACGTTCCTGAATGCCACAACTGATCTGGTCGCCTGCCGCGCTGCGGGACGTTGAGCGGCTTTACAATTTTCTGGCCGAGAAGAACCCCGTTGCAGCGCGCGGGGCGGCCAAAGCCATCCGGCAAGGTATGAATATCCTTGAAACCCAACCTGCTGCCGGACGGCCGGTGCCGGATATGGATCCGGAGTTTCGCGAGTGGTTCATCAATTTTGGGGGCAGCGGCTATATCGCGCTTTACCGGTTTGATGGGGCAAAGGCTGTCGTTTTGGCGGTTCGTCATCAGCGGGAAGCGGGGTATTGATTTATTGGTCATATTGTAAGCCCGCCGTGGCCGAGTAACTTTTCTCCCTCGGTTCTGCATCGCACAGGGCGGTTGCCCCGAGTACGGCTTGCTGTGCCGCGAGCAGAGTTTACAGCATCGTTTCTAGGGATGTGAACGGACATATCTAGGCATTAAAACGAAGTACCCCTGATGCTTGCGATGGCACCTGAACAGAGAGATTAAAAGAGTGGATACTTGCTATTTTGAACTTTGCTGGTCCTTCTCCGTAGAAGGTTTCAACAATCGTCGGATCAGCTGGGTTCTCAACTCTCACTGATTGAAAGTCGCCACTCTCCGAGATCAGCAATATCCGATCTGAATATCGTACTACTGATCCGTATGGCCGCCACATTTGGTCTCGAGCGTCTGTCCTTCGCCATGCAAAGTGAAATGCCAAAGGAATGGTGATGTCCACGTCCACATTTAACTCGAAAGCAGCATATACACTTGATACGGCAGGTGGGGTGTGATCACAGACCTTAACCGTCCATGATCTTCCATAAAAGCAGTTGGCAACTTCATTTCTGGGCCAGTGAACACCGGGCAAGAAGACTTCATCAAAGGGCGCAAGGTCGGTTCGTCGAGATGGGTTTAATTGGATGCGCAACCTTTCTTTGGCGAACTGACGTTCTATGAAATCTTGGCCCCACGGTAGCAATGTGATTGGATCAATATCCAAAGCCCCACAGATTCCAAATAGGTTGTCGACCCGAGACGGTATGCCATTGTTCAGCCACCTGTATATTGTGTTTCGGTCCCGTGCGCTCCCGCGGCATTGCCGTAAGCCCTCCCAATGCACAGCAAAGTCATCCACCGAACCAAAGCGACCCTCGATCACCGACTTCAATAATTTCGCGTCAATAGGAACCGGCACAGTCTAAACCTCGAGTCTCATTTTTTTTTGTCTTCCTGAGATACAGGATTCTTCCAGTTAGTGCATTCTTTATCTGCAACCCTATCAACCAAAGGAGTTTAAAATGAGCAAGACAACAAAAACCAATCATTACGACGGTAACGGAAACAAAACGGAAGTTTCTCGCACCGAGTATTCAGATGGTTCGAGCAAGACTGTGGTTAGAGAAAATCCAGATCCAGTCTTCAAGGGGGGAGTGTCCTCTATCACAAAGACAGATTCGAGCGGTAATTCCAAAACCAAGAACTACTAAGCGACGAACCTTCTTTAAAAGCCTGAAATTGAAAAAGGGTAGCCGAGTGGTTACCCTTTTTCGCGCAGGTGTTCAGCATCTATTTCATTTTTCCTCCGCCCACTTCTCCACAATCAACCCCGGCACAGCCCCCGCCACCTTTTCCGCATCCCGCGCCAGATCCAACCATTTACGCAATTTCACCTGCCGCACCAGCAGAAAGATCGGCGCGCTGACCTGTCCCCTCCCAGTCTTTGACCGCGACGCCACCGCTGTCCCGCGCGTGTTGATCCGCGCCTTTTCGGCCACCAGCAGGCTCGGGCCGTTGCGGCGGTAGATGAACCGCAGACGCAAGCCTCGCCGCCGCTCCCATTCCGCCGGTGTCATGCGCGCACCGCGACGGCCTTTTCCGGCGGCCTCGGTCGGGATGGCCAGCCAGAAACCGGATTTCGAGCGGATCAGCGCGCCGCGATCATGGGCGTTGAGGATTTCCGGGGCGTTGCTCCAGACGAGCGCGGCGGCATTGATGCTGTCACCGCTGGTAGGATAAGTCCGGTTGCGGATAGTGCGCGGCAGGCGATGGCCGAGACCAGCGCGTGTGATTTGCGCGCGCCAGTCCTGTTTCAGCGCGACCCCGGCGGATTTCATCGCGGCGGTGACGGCGCGTTCACCGGCCTTGATTTCTTGTTCCAGCAGCGCCACCAGATCGGGAGTGAAATCCACGCTCAATCTCATGCGGGCACCAGTTCTGCCGTCCAGATCAGCCGCTCGCGATCACGCACGGGTTCGCCCTGCACAGTGTAGGAGGTACCGTCGAGGTCGATCCGGTCGCCCGGCGCAAGGGTTGGGGCTTCGCCCACACGGATATCGGCGACCACGCTCTCCGACCAAACCCGCGCCGAGCTAAAGTCTGTCACGGTATCGGGCGCGCGCAGGATCATGCGCAGGGGTTGCCCGGAGCCAACACCACCCGGAAACCACAGCGCGGCTTTGCCCATAACGGGGTTGGCGAACAGTGCGGCCAGAGCAATATTAGTCGCTCCCATCAAACCGTGCCGTTGAGGCGCACGCGCCCAACGGTTTCGGATGCGCCGCCACCCACTGCGGTTACCACCACGCCAATCAGCGTGTTGCCGGTGGCCGTAGTTGTGGCCCACCAGTTGGTCGCATCCCAATAGACCTTGGTCCCCACGGCCCACGATTGGGACGGCGCTTTGGCCAGATCGAAGATGCCGGTCAGCTTGATGGTGCCCTCCGCGCCATTGGCAATGTCGCCGGTGGCCACGCCGAATAGCGCGCCGAGCTGCACCGCGTCGCCCGACGCAACATCGGCACTGGAGGTGAAGGAAAGGCGCTCGCCTGTGGAAATGTAGTTTTTCATAGGGGTTCTCCGTCAAAAGTTGTGGCCGGCCGCATTACACACCGGCATTCTTGAACAGTCCGCGCCAGTCGATTGCCTTGGCTGCGAAATCGTGACGCGCCTTGATCTCGATTCCGTCGACTTCAAAGCCGGAACGGGTTTCGGTGTAGACGCCTTCCTGACCGTCGAGATAGGCGTACTCGATTGTGTCGACGCGTGCCGGATCTGCCGCCAGAAACCACGGGTCATTGCCCGAGGAGGGAATGAGGCGTGGCTCTTCGATCACTTGAAGGCGCCCGGCAAAGGTGTTGACGTCGGCCGTGGCCGCAGGCGTGGTCTGGGTCATCTGTTTGCGCGCCTCGATCGCGCGCGTGCCGGGCGGTGTGATGATATAGCTCGGCAGGATCGAGATCAGGCGACCCTCCAGCCCCTTTTGCGAGCCGAACTTGCGGTAGGATTCGCCCAGCGCGGTTTCTGTTACACCTGCTGCGGTGCCAAGGTTGCCGTGGGTGGCATGAAACAGCGTCTTGCCATCGGCCATGTTGGGGTTCTG